GCACAAGAAAACGGTGCGCCTTCTACTAACGCTGTAGGTAAAACTACTGGTAGTGGTGGAAAAGTTGCAAAATCCGATTTCTTGACTCCTGATATGGTATCTACATCTGATGTAGAGGCTGCATATGAAGTATACAAAGCGGCAATGGAAGAAGCAGAACTACGCAAATCCCTTGAGCACGACTTCGCAAGCCGATATGAAGCAGAAAGAGCAGCAGAAATTTCAAAAGCAACCGCAATGGAATTTGATGCTCGTGGTCCATTAGATGAGATTTCAAAAGCAATTGCTTCTCTATCCGAGAGAATTGACTCAATTACAACACCAGCAGAAACAGGTGAAACACTCACAAAGAGTGCAGATTCTGTTCCTTCAATTAACGTTCCTTCTACAGAAGACTTGGCAGAAATGTCATGGGATGAGGTGCATAACCTAGCAAACAGCGCATTTAGGAGTGCATAAATAAGGAGTGATAAAAAATGGCAAGAAATTATGTACGAACAATAACTGATATGGAAAGATACTACTACGGTGCAGGTAACTCAATGGGTTACTCATACTCTGGTAGCGAACTACTGAAATCGGATAGCCCAATGCTATCCACAACTGCTGGTACTTACCAAGCAATCTATGGTAGAAAAGTATGGTCGCAACTGAACCAAGAGTTCAATGCGTTCTCTATTCTACCTAAGAGACCTTGGGACCGTTCCGGTTGGCGTGTAATCACTGGAAAGCCTAACGGCGGTGCTCTACACGGTGGAGTTGCAGAAAACGCAACACTGCCTGACACTGTAAAGCCTACTTTCCAGCACGTTGCAGCAAAGCCAAAGACCATTGCTCACACATTCGATATGTCTGAGACAGCAATCTTCCTTGCAGACAAGGATGACGGTCTTGGTGACATTCGTTCAGTAATGAAAGAAGAAATGGGTAAGCACCACGCAGAAATGGTAAACAAGATGCTTCTAACAGATGCTTCTACCGTTGCTGGTAACAACTTCGAATCTTTGGATAGAATTACTGTCGGAAACAACCAAATGGCATCCGGTACTCACTACGATGCTGGTGACGAAGATATCTACTCAATTGACCGAAGTTCTAACACTTGGGCTTTTGCTGAAGATAACGCAGACGCAAGTAGTGCTAACAGGAATCTTTCTTTAGACCAATTAGACACACTTTTCCAGAACATCTGGGAACGTGGAGGAAACCCGAAAGTTATTCTAACTGGATATGATACTCTAATGAGACTACAACAACTATTGCAGTCACAACAGAGATTCATGGAAGAGAAGAGAGTTACACCTACTTACAATGGAGTAAAGGGTGTACCGGGAATCGAGGCTGGTTTCATTGTTGCAACATACAATGGTGTACCAATCATTCCTTCCAAAGATGTGCCTAAAGATGGAATCAGTAGAATGTACTTCTTAGATACAGACTACGTTTACTTTAGTACAGCAATTCCTACACAATATTATGAGAGTGGTATCGAAACAGGTGACCCATTCGCAATTAACAGACTGGGCCAAGAAGGACTATACCGAACCATGGGTGAAGTATGGACTACTTTCTTTGGTGCTCATGGTAGTGTGAGGGACTTACAATAAATAGGAGATGATGAAGTATGGCAATTACATATACAACAAGCGGAAGTGCGGTATTTACAGAAGATTTCAATCTGGACTTATACGCAGGAACATCAGTAGACGACACAGCATGGCTAGACGGTGGAGCAGCATCAGGTTCATACCCCGGTGCTCTTGACGGTTTCCAAGCAAAAAACAGTAACACAACTAATGCAACAGGTGGTGCAAAATTAGTATGCGGTAGATTCACTACAGCGCTTGCTAACAATGAGACACTTACATTAAGTGGAGATGCAACAAAAATTAAGGCTGTAATTATTGGAGACAATTCTACAGCAGCAGCAGGTGTAACACTAAAGGAAGCAATCAGCGATGCTGGTGTTGCTACCTTCAAAGTTACAGACACATCAGATGCATTAGTTACATGCTGGATGATTGTAGAATAAGGTGGATAAAGTATGCCGACTGTACGATATAATGGTCCTTCTTTCTATAGAAGAAGCCCTGATGCGTATAGCCCGGACTTTACACGCGGAGAAGTAAGGGAAGTAACTCAAGCATGGGTTGACGAGTTCAGCCGATACTTAGTTACCCCTTATTTCACCGTAGAAGGAAGTGAAGCAGTTCACCGAGATGAAGGAAACGACGGCATACCCGACGCTTCATGGCGAAGGGGAGCCATCGTAAAATGGCTAGGTGAACAAGGCGTAGACTTGTCCGGCTCATACAGAACAAAAACATCTCTTTTAGCAATGGTTGACGAACATCTAAACCCTCCTGTAGAGGAACCAGAAATTATTGAAGAACCAGTAATAGAGGAAGAAGTTACAGAAGAAGTTATAGAAGAAGCCGTTGTGGAAGAAACAACAGATAATAATATGGAGTGATAAATTATGGCATTTGCAAGTACAATAGACACAAGACCGCATTACATTGGTGACCTTTTAATGGTTACTGGAACTTTTACTAATGGCGCTGGAGACGCTGGTGGAAACATCGACTTATCTTCAATGTTAGCAGGAATAATAGGGGCTGGCGCAAACGCTGGCTCTTCTACTGCTGGCACAGGGGCGGGAGTTGACGGAGTTTTCTCCCTCATCAACGGCTCTACATTAGTAATACAAAGTGTTGCAGGTCAAGACGGAACATGGTATGCATTTGGTCGCCGCAATTAAGGCGGTGATTTAAGTGGCTAACATAGCAACATCGTACAAGATTATTGGACCCTTTTCTCCAAAAGAGTTCAGTGATACTACTACATTGGCTGCTACAATAAATACGGCTGCTGGGTCTTTGGGGGAAAGTGGAGACACTAATACTCTCATTGATTCAGTGCCGTTTTTAATGTTAGGTAACGTTTACATAAAATTATCATGGGTGGTGAGTTAATGGCTTCAATAGACCCTAAGTTCAAAATTGTTGGACCTTTTAGTCCGAAGCAATTTTCTGACACTACTACCCTAGCATCTACTATAGATACAGCAGTTGGTACACTAACTGGTGCTACAAGCACTACTAGTCTAATAGCGGCTGAACCTGTAATAGTTTTAGGACAGGCATTTATTGTCTTGACTTATGTATGAGGTGTCATACATGGGATTCGAACTCCGTGAAATGGACATTGAGGACTTAGACGTTGCTCAAAAAACAAATGTTCGTTACTCATCTAGTATAGGTGAAGGTGCGGTTTTCGATACACAAAAACCACTAGCAGGAGTGGTATCACAGCAGCGACAACGAAATAAGAACATTGGAGATATTCTAAATATCGGTTCTGGTACTCGATGTCGCTACTGTGGTTTCTTGCACTTTATGTTTAGAGAAACATGCGGAGCATGTAACAAACCAATGGAATATAATATGGCGGAAAGGAGTGAGGAGGCAAGAGAGTAATGCCACAAGTATTCAGTCCCGGTGAAGCCGAAACAAGACCTTTAGACCCTGATGCTATTGTTTATACAACTGCTCAAAAAGTGGCAGATTTACTTGAGATAGGTCCTCAAGAAGAAGTAGCGGTTGCGGCAGATAGTGATTCTGACGGGGTATATATCACAGGAGCAGACTACAGAAATTGTGGTTGGGCTGTTGGCGATACAATTCTTATTTATTCAGATGCAGACCCTTTAGGTCTTGAGCGTACAATTTCATCTATTACCACATCTGTAAATGGTGTAAAATTAAATTTCACAGATAGTATTACGGCTGCTGATTATCAATCGGCAGATAATACCTATGTTCAAAATCAAGCCTCTTTTACTAACGGAAGAACAAGAGGTGTAAAGCGTTCTAAAGTTGAAGAACTCATAAAAAGATGTCAAGATAGGATAGATAATATTACTCATAATTCTTGGAGGCCAAATCTGGTTTCAGCAGAATATATCAATTTTGACACCTACAAACCATATAGGAGACGATATTATACAGATTATGTCGGTACAACCCCCCTATTGTTCCGTAATGTTCAGCAAATGTTGCGTATAGAATTGTGGCAAGGAGACGATTACAGAGAAATTGGCTCTGCTGAAGCCCGTATCAAAATACCAGATTCATTAGCAGGTGGTACTTTATC